AGCCAACCAATTTAGTTACTAAAATTCGTAATCTAGAGTTAGTGCTGGAGGTATTATACGAGCCAGACTTTTGTATTCCAAAAGTTGCTTCGGTCGGGAATATTAACATTCCGTCAGAGAATATATAAGGTGACACTACCAACATATAAACATCTCCCATAATAAGAGCATTGAATATAGGGTCATTACCATAAAGGTAGGACCGCATGATAGCATCGGAAATAAGTTCCCAGTCTTGTACTGAGATGTCCCATCCACTTACATCAGCTTCAGCAGGTTCGGGGATTTGCCCTATCTGCGTGGCTACTTGATATAGATCTTCATCTGTGGTGAGACCAATACCAGGCTTACTTGGGATAGAGATCCAATTGTCTATTTCTTGATTGTTAAGATTACCATGAATTAATCTTTGACACGCTTGGTCGACAAGAGAAACTGAGGATATTAATCTATACCTCTTTTGTTCTAATTTGTCTACATTGTGTGGTTCATACTTAACGAATAAACGAATAGGATCCAACATATTGTTGTCTTGCATAAGCTGGATTTGTTGTTGATTTGGTTTAAAGAAGAAAACTCCGTCTGTGTTTAAAGTTTCTCCAAGATCGATCACTCGGTCTAAGCCTAAGCTTAAGGCCAAGTCAAATCTTTTGATCAATCTATCAATGACTAAATCTACGATTAGCCACCCCACACTGCTGATAACATTGTCATTACGACTATCAACATAACTATACGGAAATCCCGGTGAGGATTTTGCATTAACGAGTTGGGTAAATAAATGTTCCCAATTCACGCTGTGCTTGATTTCCTGAAATAAAACCTCTCCAGTTATTCTTTTTGAGCGGTAGTCACAGAAGCTTTGACGGATTCTGTTGTACCATTCTGGCCGGAGGCAACCTTCGTATTCTGCAAGTGTTTGTTTAATTGCAGCACCAATTTCTTGAGGTGGGCTGGATTTGAGTCTCCTACCGATTTGACCTGTGAAACTAACTTTTTCAGCTTTTGATCCACGAGGGGGGTAGGCCCACTTTCTAAGGTTGGGGTCTGTGAAGATTTTGGTTTTTGGTTCGAGTTCAACTCCAATTCTTCTGTATTTGGTTTCACTGACTGTGAATCCAATCTCTTTGAATTGTTCGTATTCCTCAATTGTGTCTTTTGCTTTTGTTGAGCCTGAGCAGAGTGACTGTCTGTACTCACAGGCCTCTTTGGAAAATCCTTTTTATCAGAGATCTTATTTAACTTGTTAGTTAAATCTTGTATGACTTTAGCGTCATTCTTCTTCTCTTCGATTAATTTTTCCAAAAGAGCAGCTTGTTTCTCAAGTTGAGAGCTTACACTATCTA